CGAAGGCGTCGAGGGAACGCAGGCGGACAGGATGGTTGCCTTTTTTATCCGCTGGCTGGTTGAGATCGGCCTCAAACAACTCGCGATACCAGCCAGAGCCGTAGCGCTGGTAGATGAGGAAGGTGGCCGCATGGTCAAAGCAGAGGACGCGGGTACGATCCAGTTCAACAGCGATGAAGGAGCGCGCAGGATCGGGCTGAAGGCCAGGAAAGCGGTGCTCAGCGGACAGATCGTCCATAGTCTCGGATGCCTCGACAATAGTGATTGGATTGCTCATGGAATTCGTACCCTCTCGTTCGCAAAGTTGAAAAAATCCAGGCTCAGCGAAGGATCTGCAAAACGCCGAGCCTGGTTCCTAAAACGAATTGGTTGCGGGGCTGGGAGTCGAACCCAGAGGCAGCGGAGGATGGGTCCACGCTGGTCAGCCAATCCGCCCCGCGGTGAAAGCTAGTCCTCAGCGACGCCCGCAGCGGGCGCGATTTGGGTGGTGTAGACAAGCGGGCCGGTGCCTTTGAGGCTGATGTCCACAGCGACCAGCTTGCCAGTGCCAGAGGTCAACGTGTAGCCGTCGATAAAGGCGTTTCCGCGCCATGCGGCACGGCCAAGGGCGACGGTGGGGAAGAAGTTCCACGGCACGGCGGCCTGAGCGCTACCCATGCCGTTGAAGATCTGCGCGGCCTGGCTAGGGTCAAGGTCGAGATAGGCGTACTTAGCCTTGGCGGTCCAACTGCGCGTGGACGAAAGGGCTGTCTCGTCGCCGCCGTCGTCGGTAGTGGTGGAGTCAACGGTTTTTACCTTGCGGTCGATGGACCACTCGGTGAGGCCGAGGACTTGGGTTTCGGCACCGGTAAGTCCGGTGCTGGTTTGCGCCAGATCGCCGACGAGGCGGGTTACTGCGGGGGTGGTCATAGTGGATTGCCTCCTTAAGGCATCAGGCTTACAAGATCAGGGCATGGATACGGAGGGGTCGCTCCGCGAGGTGCCGAACTCGGATTCAAAAGTGAGGACGAGGGCGCATTGATCGTATTCGCCTTCGCCTTCGCGCTCCCACTTTTGGCTGACATAGCGCGTGATGCGCACCAGACCGCCCAGAGTGGGGTCGGAAAGAATGACTTGCGAGGCCTCGATAAAAAGCGGATCGACGGCGCGGTCTACCTCGTTGATGGCAGCGGCCATGCAGCGGACGCGGAAGCGAAACTTCCAATCGACCGTGCCTGCGTATGCGTCGGTGTAATCAGGCTCGGCATCGTCGGGAAGCACGTTGAAAGCTGGCAACTGATCAGCCTTGAACGAGGCCATGCGCGTTCGATAAGCCAGCCACTCGGTGGTGTTGAGCGCAGCGATGGCGGCATCGAGGACTTGAGACTGCACACTTGGGTTTGCCATTAACTGACCGCCTTCAGTGGAAAGCGGACGAAGGCTCCATCAATGTCGGCGGCTTCGTCGGCGATGGTGTAACTTGTGCCGGCAACGATGATTGTCTGGCCCTGCTCGGGCATGGGGCTGAAGGCGTTGTAGGGCAGTTCGATGGTGGGTACGTTTACGGAAAATCCACCAAACCCAGCGTCAGCCAGCTTGGTGGCGATGGGCTTGTTGAATATCCCTTTGGCGGAGGGCTGCGCGCCAAACTGCACAACTTCACCCTCCCCCACGAACACACCGAGATCGGAATCGCCAAACATTACTTTGTGGGCTCCTGGGTTTCGGCATCCGGTTCGTCAACGATTGGAACGATCTGCCCAATCGCGAGCAGCTCGGCGGCGGCTAAGGGATACAGTTCTATTCCCTCGCCTTCCAGAACCACGCCGCCATCGATGATGACGCCGCGCGTGGCGCGATATTTCGCGGGCTTGGAAGCGGATGTTTGCTGGTTGGTGGTTAAAGGCATAGCGCTACTTCTTTCCGACTTCGGCGGCGGTGAGGAACTTGGCCTGACCGTGGTGGACCAGATCGTAGGCATCAGACTCAGGAACGCGGATCTGTGCGCCGGGTCCGAAGGGCTGGCCCTGAACAAGCACATGCTTGAGGATCTGAATGGCGCGTACAGTGCCGGGTTTGGGCTGAACCATTTCGATGGACATAAACTTTTCTCCCTTTGCTGCACTTCCCAAGCCTCGAAAATGAGGCTTGGGAATGATGCAGGTGGTTGGTGCGGATGTACGGGGCTTTTCGCATTTCGCTACTTGGCCCCTCTTGGGTTATCTGTTTGGGCCTAGGCTTCGGCAGTGGTGTTGGTGGCGTCGAGGAAGACGCTGAATGCCTGGGCGTAAGTGGGCTCAACGTCAACCATGAAGTTGGCGATGATCTTGATAAGGGCCTGCTTGGCCCCGGTATAAGGGTCAAGCAACAACTCCATTGCGCCCCACTCAGCCACGGTGAGCGCATTCCAGACGCCAGCGATTCCGGCGTGGAGATTGGTTCCCGTGCCCTTAGTGAGAGTCTTGGGAAGCAGGTTGGACCAATCGGCCTTAAAGCCGTTGATGTATCCCTGGCCACCTTCGTTGGTCCAGATAGGCTGGGCAATGGTGTTGTTGAGCTTCGGAGTTCCCTGAAGGTAGCCGGAGATTTCAGGCGTCACGAGATAACGAGGATTCCCAAGGCGATCAGCGTTATAGACGGCAATGTCCATCACCATATCGATGAGGTTCTGATAAGTTGGCGCGGCCCCGTTGGTGCCCAACGGCATGACCGTGACGCCGGTGGCGCTGAGGACGCCCTTGGGCTGGCTGGCCGATCCGGTGCCCTGAAGCCCGACCTTGTCAATGGCGATGGCCGCGCGCTGCACCAACGAATTGCGTACCTTGGCCTCGACGTCGATGCTGGACTGCACCAGCAACTGGCGAGACCAACTCGTAGAACCGGTCGCCGTCTTGGGCGAGAAGGCCACTTGGCCAAAGGTGGGATCGATGTCGGTGTTATCAGCGCCAGGGTTCTCACCCACCCAATTGAAATCAGAGTCGGAGAGTTGCTTTGGCAAGGAGAAATTGGAGTTCATGCCGCCCATGAATTCCGCGCCAAGATCGAAGATTTTGACAGCGGGGCGCAACACGTCGAGGAAGCTGACCAACTCGGTGGCCACGGTAGCGCCACCAGCACCAGAGGTGCCGGTGTTGAGCGCGCGCTTTTGCATCTCTTGCGGAGTGAGGCGGAAGAGCGGCTCCATGGTGGGGATAAAGATGCCACCGGTATCGCGACCGAGGGCCTTGCCTATGGTCTGCGAGACTTCGCGCTCGAAGCCCGCATCGTCTTTGAATCCAGTGCGCTCGGCGCTGATGCCGCGAAGAGCCCGGACCAAGCTGTATTGCTTGCGCTCATTGGCGCTGAGAGAAACAGGACCACCGGAATTGAGGGTGAGCTGTTTGGCGCGCTGCTGGTCGAGCACAAACGCGGCGGCGACATTACCTTCGGTGCCGTTGTTGATGAACTCATCCGCCTTTTCGCGGGTGAGAATGTCCGGGTACTGCCGGGCCAGAAGAGAGATATGGGCCGCCCGCTTGCGCTCATTCGCGAGCAGATCGGCGCCCACCTGGATTGGGGCGGCGGGGGTTTCGGGAACGGCGGTGACGGGTTCCATGTGGCGATGCTCCTTTGTGGTTTGCAGGTTGGCCGGAGCGCCTAGGAAGCGCACCGGGAATTGAGGGATGTTGGGATCGGTCGCAACGGAGCGGCCAACGCCGCTCTTTACGTCGGCCTCGATGGGCGTGAGAGAAACTTCGTAGGGCTCCCAATCGACGGCGCGATAGGTGCCCATGTAATCCTCATCCTCGTCGTCGTCGGGATCGGCGTCGGCCACGCGCTGATAGCTGTGGACCTGATAGCCGACAGAGATGCCTTGGAGGGTGCGGTCATCCACTTCCTGCTGAAGGTTGCGGGCGACTTCCGTGCTGCCAAAGCTGATTTCGCCGGTGCCTTTGCCGCCCGAGATGATCCACGGATCAAGGCGGCCGGCGCGGATCATGGGATCGTGGCCATCCAAGACAGTGAGGCCGTTTTCGAGGCGCTCGGTGCGCACCTCGCCTTTGTCGTGGCCGAGAATCTCGTTGTACCAGCAGCCGTAGATTTGGCGCTTGACGGGCTGATCCGTAGAGAAAGTTACAGGATAGGTTTTCTCTCCATCCTCAGCCGCGACGGCGCGGAGGTGGAAGGAACGAAACCCCATGGGGAGCGATTTGGGCAGTTCGCGCTTCTGATTCATTCATACCCCAGCGACGAAGACCCATCGCTGGGGACCCCGTCTCATTGCGGGAGCATGGTCGCACGGAAGCGCGAAAACGTGTCAAATCGGGGTTAAAACTGAGCCTCGTAGGCGTCGGCGGGTGGCTCGGGTGGTCGGTCTTGAGCGCCGTCAAGCAGGTTGAGGACGTCAGCGATGATGCAGGTGCGGAAGCGCTTGACCTGATGCTCGTCTTCCCAAGAGGTGGTGCGCAGCTTGCCGCTGATAAATACCTTGGAGCCCTTATGCAAATAGTCACGCGCAATCTCGGCCATGCGGCCAAAGAGGGTGACATAGTGCCACTCGGTATGGTCCTTCCACTCGTTGCCGGACTTCTGGCGCTCGTTGGTGGCCACGCTGAGGTTGGCCACCAGCAGGCCCGTTTGCGTTGTGCGGGTTTCGACCTCGCGGCCCACATTGCCCAACAGCATGACGGTGTTGACTCCCTTACTCATTTGAAGCTCCCTTGAAAGGCTCCTTCAGCTCGTAGAAGCAAAGGAAAGCCGCATTGCAGATGATGGCATCGGTGTTGGCGTCGCTGGCATTGCCGTTTTCGGCATAGTCGAGCAGATGCTTGAAGAGGTGGCGGATGGTGGCCTCGCGGAAATCGTTCCCGCCTTTGCGCCAGTTGTTTTTGCCGTGCGTGGCCGCGCCCAAAGCCAAACGCCGCGCCAGCGCTACCATCGCTTCTTTCGGAATCAGTTCGTAGTTCTCAGGCAGGGAGGAGCGCGTCGCACCGCCCTCGAATGTGGTTATGGCGCCGAAATTATCCATCGTTTTCGTCCTTTCCTTTGCTGCTGGAGGCAGTGCCGCTGGTTTCTGTGTCGTCGGCGGAGTCATTGGTAGCGGTGTCCGCTTTGCCGTGGGTATCGGTTCCGAATTCGAGGCCGAGTTGCTCCATGTAGTCTTTTTCGTACTTGAAGGCCTCCATGGTTTCCTCAAAATCATTGCCATTGGCAGCGAGTTGCTGGGTGCGCGTCTGGAGGCCGTTTTCGATAGCGAGGACATTGGCCTGCATGTCTTTGAGCGGATCAATCCAGGCCCAAGCGCGGCCAGTCCACTCCATGTAAGGCATCAGATCATCGGGAAGGCCGTCGAGTTGCAGCAAGCCGGAGAGCCACGCAGACTCGATAAACCAACTCATCACCCGATCACACAAGGTCTCTGAAAAATACTGCTGCCACTCGCGCCAGGTGTCGCGGTCGTCGAGCAGTCCGGCGCGGATGCTGGAGTAGTTGACGCCCTCGCGGTCGTTGGCCAGAGTTTCATAACTCATATCCATGCCAGCGCCGATAAGCCGCATCAGCATTTTGGTGAATGAAGGGAACGCAGTGGTGGGGTGCTGCGGATCCCAGGGCTTGAAGGTGAGGCCCTCGGGAAGCGTCTCAGTCGTGCCGGGGCTCATTTTGATTTTTACGTTGCGGTCTTCGTCGCGGGAGTTGCCTTCGAAACCGGCGTCAGAGGCGGTTTTTTCAAAGAATCCCATTTTGGCGGCGGCGATGCGCGCGGCTACCACCTCGGCCATGGTGTATTGGTTGTGCATGTGCATACAGAGCAGCGAGGAAGCAATCTCTGGTACACCGCGCGACTGCATAACGCGGTCAGGCGCGTAGAGATGAATCACCTCTGAGGCCGGGACGCGGATGCGGTTCTTTTGTGCGATGGACCACTCGGCGGGGTGATGGTCCCAAAAGTGGTAGGCCACCGGTCGCCCGTCGGGGTTCATCTCGATGCCCATGCGGATCACGTTGCCGTTTTGCATCTGGTAGAGGTAATAATTTGTGTCGAGTTGGTCAGGGTCGATGAATTGCAGAGAGAAGCCAAATTTGTTGTCGGCGAAGCGGCGGCGGATAAAGCACTCGCCGTCGCGGAAGGTCTGAACGCCGGTGAATCCCTGGGCATTTTTCCAACTCATGTTGCCCTGGACAGTGCAGTAGTCGCGGCGGCCCCACTGGAGGAAAAGATGCTCGATTTGGTCGTTGAGCTTTTTGTTGAGCTTCTTCCCTTTCTTCATCGGGACTTTGGCGCGGAGACGGATGCCATCGGGGCCGAAGACGTTTTTGCGAAAGATCTTGATGGCTTTGCGGGCCAATGGATTGTTTTGGGCCTCGCGGCGGGCGCGGGCGCGCAGCCGGTAAATGTCGGACCATAGATCAAGATCGGCGGAGGTTGTCCATGTGGGCCAATCTTCTGTGAGGCGGGTGAAGGCCGCGGCATCGTAAGCGCGCTTGGATGTGACTGGCGCGGAGATAGTCTGGGGCACATGGCGAGCTTCGGATAGGTCGAGAATTGTTAGATTAGCCATTGATCCCCCGATCGGCATGGAAGGCCACGGTGTCGGGATCGACATATTCGCCGCGCTTGATGCGCAGAGCTTTGACCTCGGCCACGTAATAGCTTTTGAGTTTGAGTAATTCGGCCAGCGAGAAGCGGCGCAACTCGCGGTCGCCGATTTTGTACTCGAGTACGCCATCGGCGGCGCGGCCCGCCAGCACAGCCTTGATGTTTTCCAAGGCAATCTCTTCAGGCGCGCGGGTATCGACCGGCCCAGTCGTCACATCGAGCACGTCGGGCTGGACGATAACCCGGCCAGCGGCGCAGGTGAAGCGCAGCGCTCCGTTTTGCATGACGGCCAGCCAGAGATAGCTACCGGCAACCCAACCTTTGGTTTCCGTAGCGGGAATTGCGATGGTGAAGCCATCCCCATCCGCAATCACATCGGCAGAGTTGACGACATATTGCTGGCGGTCGTTATTGAGGACGTAGGTAAGGGTCCATCCGGCGGAGGCGGGATATTTCTCAAAGCCGCGATTCCACGTCAGCGAGTCGCCCGCGATGAAGGCGAGGGGCTCAGGGTGGGGCGCATCAAGGCTGAAGTTGATCCAGCCGGGCAATATTCCTGGGTAGCTGCTCACGAGGGACAGTAAAACGGATCGCTAAAAATGGTCAATTATGGCGAAAAATTAGAAGATTTTCCACGAATCACGCCAATTTTGACCTTTATAGGCGTCAGGAGCTTGTTTTGATGCACCGACGATGGGGAGGTTGGCAAAGGGGTCCACCTGCGGTGGGGCGGATGCGGTTTCGGGAACGGGGGTGATGGGTTCTGGGACCGGGGCTGGGGATGGAGCTGCTTTCATCGCCGCGCTGACAACCTTCATTCCATCGACCAAGACTTTCAGGTTGCGCGGCAAGGGTGGGTGTCCGAAAAGATTCTGATAGAGCTTTTCGAAGCGTGGGCGGAGGATTTCGCGCGCGGCCATGGCGTAGACGGCACAGTCGAGCGCCTCATTGCGGCGCCCCTCGCGCACCTGAAAGCTGAGGACGGCGCGGCCATGGCGTTTGGAGGTGACGAGTTGCTCGGCAGTGAGTTCAGAGAGGTAATCGGCCCCGAGAGAATCTTTTTTGAGGATGTGAACGTAGCTGGGGCCGGGCTTCTCCAGTTTGAGGCTGGAATAGATTTTCTCTTTGGCGGTATCGACGCCGACGCCATAGAGTAGGGTTTTGTTCTGGTCGGGCCGGTTGCCTTTGTTGACCAGCGGGCGGCCAAAGCCGGGTAGCCCCTTGATGGCGTAGACGCGGCGGCGCTCGCGCTTGCGGGTGTAATCGTAGACGATTTTGGTTTGGTCGCCGGAATCGACGCAAACACAGACGATGCCCAGAGATTTGGCGGAGGGATGGGCAAAGCGCTGCTCGATCAGCTCGTCGAGCGTGCGCCAGGGACTATCTTGATGCTCTTCAGGCAGAGAGGGCGCACCACGGATGATCCAGTGATCGATTACCCAGGCTTCTTTGTCGAGGCCCCATCCCCAGAGGCTGGCAACCAGCCGGTCGCGCTGCACATCGACGCCGACGGTGAGCAGCAGAACGCCCTCGGGCAGCATGTTGTCCGTGGCGGGCTCTGCGCGCTTCTCCAACTCCGACTCTTCGGCGCGGTCGCCGAGCAGTTCCCAGGACTCGGCCAGGCGCGTATTGACGAAGACCTGCATCTTCTCTTGATCGGTTTGGGCATCGATCCACTCTTGCGCCAAGCGGCTCCATTCAACCCAGGGTGAATAAAGCGCGTTCAGGTGGAAGCCAACCGTGCGCCCGTCACGGCTCTGCGAAGTTGCTTGCCAGCGGCCCCGGCGAATCATGTCGTACTTGTCTGATTCCTCGATGGTGCATCCGGGCTTGGCGTCTTCTTCGTCTCCGTTGACGGCGCATTCGTAATAAACGCGCGAGATGCGAATTTCGCCTACATCGGTCTCCTCGGTTTGGTAGCGAAGGCGCTTCCAGACGAGTTTCTGCTCAAAGCCGCAATGAGGGCAGCGCACCATGTAGTAGCGGCGATCACTCTCCTTGAAGAAGGCCGGCTCAATGACGCTGGTCGCCTTGATGCGGGGTGTGGAAGTGAGGATGATTTTGAAATTCCAGTAGGTGGTGCCACGGATTTCGGCCAGGCCGACCGGGTCGCCTTCCGTGCCGGCAGACTCGTCGAAAGCGTCAACCTCATCAGGCAGGAGGATGCGGACGGGCTTGCTGGCCAGGCCCGAGGGTGCGTTGGAGCCGACCATAGCCAGATAGCCGCCGGGGAACTCTTTGAGCAGGAGGGTATTGCCTGAGTCGCGCGACTTGGGATCGGGATAGAGATCGCGGAGGACTGGGGTGTCGCGGATCATGGGCGCGATGCGGAGCTTGGAAAACTCTTCAGCGCGGTCGAGGGTGGGCTGAATCATCAACATGTAGGCGGGGTCATGCTCTGAGAAGTAGCCGATGGCGTTGAGGTGGATCTGCGACTTGCCGGACTGCGACGCCCAAATGAGCACCACCTTGCGGATGCGCGGGTCGGAGATGGCGTCCATGGCTTCGCGCTGGTACTCGGCCACGGCGGTGACGAACTTGCCCGGCTCCGCACTGCCATCAGGGATGTAGGCGTACTCGTCGGCCCACTCGGAAAGCGACATGTGCGCCTTGGGAGTGAAGATGGCGAGTCCCTGGGCGATGGCTGCCTGAAGGGCGGCGCGGGAGGCGGGCGAGCAGGCAAAGGACTTCATTCGTCGCCCTCATCGTCGGCGGAAACGGAAACGGGCTCGGAGACTTGGCCGACCGTGGCTAGTTCCAACTTGATGCGGTACATGGCATCTTGCAGAATCTGCTGGATTTCTACGCGGTCCGACTTGCCCTGAAGGCGCATGGCAAGCGCATTGGGAAGGCCGTCGAGCTTGGTTTTGATGGCCGTGGCCACACGGCCCACGTTGCGGCCTACCTCGTCGGCAGGAACCAGTTGGCCGCGAAGCTGGGCCAGACGCAGCTCCTTCAGATCGGCGTCGGCGATGGTTTTCCGCGTTTCCGCTTGGTCGAGGGTCTCGGGGATTCCATCCTCGTCGGGAGGGGCGGAGACGTTTCCGGCGTTTCCGTCCATCTGGATGCGCCGCTGAACGTACCACTCTAAAGTTGACGACCAAGCGAGTACGCGGCGGCGACCATCATCGACGGCTGGTAAACCTAGCTTATTGATCCAGTTACGGACAGTCTTTGCCGAGACGCTGAGAAGCTCGGCGACATCCTCGACCGGCATGGCGTCAAATGCACCGGGTTTTTGGGCTTCGGCCATCGCGGAAACGGAAACGAACCTGAAAAAACTCTGGCGCTAGGAAATCTTCGCAGGCGCGTAACCCGCAAAGCGGGAACGCCTGGGGAGAACCTATCGACCGCGAGGGCTACTGAGGCCCTCTTTTGTACGCATGGTTGTACCACCGATCGAGGCCAACGAGTCAAATCACACCGCCTTCGCGCATGGGAAGGAAATCACAGTGCCGCGCACCGGCTTGCGCGGAGCTTCTGGGCGTTGCATATCGCGGTAGGCGGTCATGCTCTCCATTCCCTGGCGCAGTGCGCTATCTTGGATGTGTTCGTATCGTCTGCGCATATCTGAGCTGCTCCATCCCATCAAGCGCATACCCACGGAACTGGGCACTCCGGCCTCAGCTAGGTCTGACGCTACTTGGTGCCGAAGATCATGCATCCTAAGCGTGGTGTCCACACCTGCCAATCTCCGCAGTGTCTGCCAAGCGTTATCGAAACTGCGCTGTGGAATCTCGGAATTTGGAACTCGATGCCTGCCAGTTGGAGTCTTCACAAACTCAATACCCGGAAATAGATAATGGTCAGGATCAGTTGATCCCAATTCAGCAGCACGCTCTAACAGATCCGCAGCAATATGGCGTGCAATTTCCGTCATTGGAATCGTGCGCTCACCGCCGTCTGTCTTCGTTGTCTC